AGCTGTAACGGTTGCTGGCGCAACCGGCACTTGGAACGCCATGAAGGGCTTTTTTGGAAAAGAAACCCGCGCAGAGATAGCGGGCATTCTGACCAATATGAACCCAAGCCAATCAATAGCGTTTTTGGAACGTCTTAAAGTTCTCCAAGCGCAGGGAGAAGTTACCACCAAGGCAATTAAAGCTACCGCTGCAGCGGCAACTACCTCGATGAACGAATAGGAACTCACCATGCCTCGTAACGGAGCAGGAACATACACGCTACCCGCCGGCAACCCAGTTGAGGCCAACACCGTCATTACTGCCGATTGGGGCAATACGACGATGGAGGACTTGGGTAACGAGATCACGAACAGCCTAAGTCGCGAGGGCGATGGCGGCATGAACGCGCCGCTGCGCTTTGTGGACGGGGATCAGAACGCACCAGGCATCAGTTGGGTTTCGGAAACCAACACTGGGTTCTATTACCTGGGCGCGGGCGAGTTCTGGGTCTCTGTGCTGGGAACGGATATCGTTCAATTCACGGCAAACGGCGTACTCATCCCGACTGGCATAGATCTGATCGTGCAGGGCGACGTTGAGCTAAACGGCGACATCCAGGTCGATGGCGATCTTACTGTTGATGGCACGATCTTTGGCAACGTCACCGGCAACGTGACGGGCAACCTGGCTGGCAACGTGACGGCGGCGAGTGGCACCTCGACCTTTACTAACGTGACGGTTAACACCGGCATGGACATGACTAACGGCATTATCGCCAATGTGGCGACACCCATTGCCAGCGCCGATGCCGCGAATAAGGGCTATGTAGACGGCCTGGTCGGCGGCGTTACCAGCGTAGCAATGACCGCGCCGGCTGTGTTCACGGTAACTGGTAGCCCCGTCACCTCAACTGGCACCCTGGCGCTGACGTACTCTGGCACTGCGCTTCCAGAAGCCAACGGCGGCACCGCGCAGACCACCTACACGACGGGCGATCTGCTCTATGCCAGCGGTGCAAACACGCTGTCCAAGCTGGCGGTTGGTACGACGGGCCAGGTGCTGAAGGTCGCTGCTGGGGCGCCGGCATGGGGGACAGACAGTGCGGGTACAGGCACCGTTACCAGTGTCGCGCAGTCGTTCACGGGCGGCTTGATTTCAGTCGGCGGCTCGCCCATCACGACCTCTGGCACTCTGGCGCTGACTGTAGCCGGCACCAGCGGCGGCATACCTTACTTTAGCGCGGCCTCGACCTGGGCCTCGTCGGCTGCGTTGACGCAGTACGGCGTTGTGTACGGCGGTGGTGCGGGTGCCCCTCCTGTTGCCACAGCCAACGGCACTACGGGCCAGGTGCTGACTGCGACGACCGGCGGAGCGCCAAGCTGGGCCTCCCCGGCTACAAGTGGCACAGTTACCAGCGTTGCTGTTTCTGGTGGCACTACGGGCCTTACGACGAGTGGTGGGCCTATCACCGGCAGCGGCACGATCACGCTTGCCGGTACGCTCGCACCAGCCAACGGCGGCACAGGCGTTGCCAACAACGCGGCATCTACGCTGACGATCTCAGGCGCTTACGCGACAACGCTTACCGTCACCGCTGCAACGGGTGTAACGCTTCCGACAACGGGAACGCTGGCAACGCTTGCTGGCACCGAGACGCTGACCAATAAGACGCTGACTTCGCCCACGCTGACCACTCCTGCTCTCGGAACGCCAGCATCAGGCAACTTATCGTCTTGCACCGCTGACGGCACGGATCAGGTTGGCTTTAAGAACATCCCGCAAAACAGTCAGAGCGCAGCCTACACGCTGGTTTTAGCTGATGCTGGAAAGCACATCTTCCATCCATCAGGAGACGCCAACGCGAGGACGTACACCATCCCCGCAAACAGTTCTGTGGCTTACCCAATCGGAACGGCGCTTACGTTTATCAACATGACTGCTGCGGTGGTGACGATAGCGATCACAACAGACACGATGTATTTGTCCTCGGCGGGAACGACTGGATCGCGGAGCTTGGCGCAATATGGCTCTGCCACGGCGGTCAAGATGACATCGACAACGTGGCTGATCTCTGGATCGGGCCTCACCTAATGAGCGGCGCACTTCAAGCATTATTTATGAATATGCGGAGCTTTGGCAACCCGCCGCCGTCAATTGAACACCTCGTCGTCGCTGGTGGTGGTGGTGGCGGTACTAATGCTGGTGGTGGTGGTGGTGCTGGTGGGTTCCGTACTGGCACAGGCTTAGCTGTAACGGCTGGTACTTCGTACACCGTGACCATTGGTGCTGGTGGTGCATCAGCAACAAGCGGGACTAGTTCTATATTTTCTACAATTACGTCTAATGGCGGTGGTCGCGGTGGTGGGTATAATGGTTCTGGGCCAGAAACCGGAGGCTCTGGGGGTGGTGGAACTTCTAATGCTGGGCAACCTGGAACACCTGGGATTTCTACGGGTGCTGCTGGCAACACTCCATCTACGTCTCCGTCTCAAGGCAGCACTGGTGGAAACGGTGGGACGCTTGTAACGACGAACTCCGGCGGCGGCGGCGGTGGTGCTTCTGCTGTTGGAGCCAATGGTAATGGATCAGGCGGCGGTGGAGCTGGCGGTGCTGGTACTGCATCTACTCTTAGCGGCCCCTCCGTTACTTACGGTGGTGGCGGCGGTGGAGGATCATATCCACCGTATAGCGGTGGCACAGGCGGCAGTGGTGGCGGCGGTGCTGGCGGGGCGGCTTCTGCCGCTGTGGCTGGGACGGCGAATACAGGCGGCGGCGGCGGTGGTGGCGCGGCGGGTGGCGACCCAGGTTTCGCTGGCGGCTCTGGCGTTGTGATTATTCGTTACGCTGACACATATGCCGCAGCGGCATCCACGACAGGTTCGCCCACAATTACCGTTGCTGGCGGGTACAGAGTATATAAATGGACCGGATCAGGGACCATCACGTTTTGATTACACACAACCTGTTCCCAACGCCTGTATCGTTCCTTGAGCTAGGCCGCGAGTTTAGCGAAGAGGAAACCGACTTCCTGCTGAACCTTGAGCAGAAGCCCAACGACGGCAACACGACCAGCAAAGACCGTCACCTTCTAAATGACCCCAAGCTGGCCTCGTTGCGTGAATTTATGGACGCTTCGGTTTCTGCGTACTTCAAGGAAATCTACAGCCCGAAGAACGAAGTCAGTCTCCGCATTACCCAGTCCTGGGTGAACTACACCAAGCCGGGGCAGTGGCACCACAAACATGCCCACCCGAACTCGTTCATAAGCGGCGTGTTCTACATTAAGGCCAACAAAGAAACTGACCGTATTCACTTCTTCAAAGACGGCTATCAGCAGATCAAACTGCCGGTAGATCAGTTCAATCTGTACAACTCAGAAAGCTGGTGGTTGCCGGTTGGAACGGGCGAATTGGTCCTGTTTCCGTCCTCGTTCACGCACATGGTCGAGGCTGTAAAAGGCGAAGACCTGCGCGTTAGTATGTCGTTCAACACCTTCCCGGTGGGCTACGTTGGCGACGACGACAGCCTCACCGGCTTGCATTTGTAGGATCAGGCACATGGCCCATTTCGCTGAATTAGATGCCAACAATGTAGTCTTGCAAGTGATCGTTGTCGGCAATGCAGACACCGCTGACGCAAGTGGCGTGGAGAAAGAATACATTGGTGCAGCTTTTTGCGAACGCCTTCTCGGTGGCACATGGAAGCAGACAAGCTATAACGGCAACATCCGCAAACATTACGCTGGGATTGGCTACACCTACGACGCTGGCCGGGATGCCTTTATTACGCCACAACCGTTTCCATCTTGGGCGCTGGACGATAACGCCGATTGGCAAGCCCCTGTGCCGATGCCGACTGACGGCAAAATGTACGGGTGGGATGAGCCGACCCTTAGCTGGATTGAATCTGGCTTACCGACATGAACACCGAAGCCAAAATAGACGCGCACATCGACATCTGCGTCGTGCGTTATGAAATGATTAATGCCAGGTTAAAACGGCTGGAGCATATCGTTCTCGCAACGGCAGGGTTTATTATTGTACTGCTGCTGGGCCTGGTGCTGAAAAGCTGATGAAAGCCTCTGCGGCAGCAATTGGATTAATCAAAAGCTGCGAAGGCTGTTCACTCACAAGCTATGTCTGCTCTGGCGGTGTTACGACCATAGGCTATGGTCATACGGGACCAAATGTATTCGCCAACCAAGTCATAACGCAGTCTGATGCAGACACGCTCCTGCGTCTTGATGTCTCCCGATTTGAGGCAGTGGTAGACAAAATTTGTCCAGAGGCAACGCAGTGTCAGTTCGATGCCTGTGTCTCGCTGGCGTACAATATTGGCCCCCAAGCCTTCGCCAAATCTAGCGTAGTGCGTTTACACAATCTGAAGCGGTACGCGGAAGCGGCACAGGCGTTCATGCTCTGGAACAAGGCTGGCGGCAAAGTCTCTCGCGGGCTTCAGTCGCGCAGGGCCAAAGAGAGCGCGTTATACCTTGAGAGCGAAGTCAGGGCTGACGAGTATTACCCGCCTTCGACGGCAGAGGGCGAAAAGCCCCTGGCCCAGTCCCGCACTCTGCAAAGCCAGATCGGCGCTGGGGTGATGACGGCGGCAACGGTTGCCAGCGCCGGGGTGATCGACAAAGAGACGGTTGGCTCAATGATCCAGTTTCTGCCTTACCTCAAAGACTTCTGGTGGCTGTTCGCCATTGCCGCCGTGGGCTACCTGGCCTGGGGCGCGTGGGCCAGAATCAGTGACCGCCGCGAAGGTAGGTCGTGATTGGCCTCATTAGCAGCTTCATTCCCTGGCGCTTGGTTGCGATTCTGGGCCTTGCTGCCGGCATAGCCCTAGCCGTTGGTTGGGTTAGCTCCCGGCTTCAGCTAATCGGGGCGCTGCGCGTACAGCTAGACGCGGCGACCACAACTGCCAACGCCAACGCCGCGCTGGCTAAACAGGCAGAGGCTGAAAATGAGCGAATTAAGGCGATATTGGAACAATCGGCTCTTGCCCAGGCTGGGATCAGGTCAACTGCCAGGAAGCGGCAACTGGCTATTGTGGCCTCCCCGGCGGTGGGTGAGCCTCCTCTTTCTGACGCTGGCAGGGCTTGGATTGACGGGCTGCCAGACGCAGCCCCGGGTGATCGAGCGCCTGGTGCCGCTCCCAGCGCCAAGCGTCCCTAGCGCCCTCCTAATGCCCTGTCTTGGGCCGTCCAAGCCGGGGGGCGAGTGGACCCAGCGTACCCTGATCCTGATAGCCGACCAGCTACGCGAGGCGCTTGACCTTTGCAACGCGGATAAGGCTGCGATTCGGACTGTTTTGAAGCCGAAATAGCCGAAATAGCTGAATAAAGAACATAAAGATCGGTTCTTTATGTTCTTTATCTTCTTTATGTGTTGACAAAAGGCTTCAGCCTTTGAGCAGCGCCAGCAAATCAGTCAGCTTTATGACGCAGCGCCATTCCTGCTGGCTCTGGCGAAAGGCGACCACCGGCACCTCCCAGTCCTCGACACAAGCCTCGATCTGCCTAACCCAAGCCATGATAGCCAGGGTTTCCCGGCGCTTAATCTCAAAGCGGTATTTGCCTAGCTGAAGATCGTCGCCGCCCTCGCGGGCCTGGCCCAGCTTGCGTTTGACATCAACGCCCAGGGCCTCGGATACCAGCGCGGCAAACTCTCGCTCCGCGCCGGCACCTTTGTTACGGCTCATGCGCCCGCCCATTTATTTCTCCTGCGGCGAGGCTGCGCGGGGTGTACGACCCCAACGCGCTGGCTTCTTATCTGGGTTATGCGCGGCTATGTGACATGACCGGCATAGCCACTGTACCTCAAGCAGCTTGGTGTAGTCGTCGTGATGCCCGTCTAGCCGTTTAGGTTCTACATTGCAGACCTGACAGCGAGTTGGTTTAATGATTAAGCCGCGATTAATTGCGCTCTCCACAGCCTTGTGAGCAGCACGTTTCTCTTTGTTCTGCTGTACCCACTCAGCGGCTCGCACACTGCTCTTGGCTTTGTACTCAGGATTGGTGCGCTTGCGTTCTTGGTATTGTGCGTATGCTTCGTCACTTGTGGGTTTCATCTCACCCTCCACTAAAACGGAATGTCATCGTCCCAAGGATCACCTGGGATACGCTTTGCAGGGTCGTAAGGCACAAACGGTGCGTAGGCCATTGCACTTAAGTCCTTCGCGTTCCTGCGCTTGCGTACTGGCGTGACCTTCTCGATCCTCGCGCCGGGAAACGCGGCCTTGATCTCTGCGATCTGCGGCGACTCAATAACATCCTGCGGTGCTATCTCTAGCTCACGGCTGGTCAGGTAAGCCTGACCGTTCCTAAAGGTCTTGCCACCAGGCATCTCGTACTCGACCCAGCCCTCGCCGGCATCTATGGCAGCGCCTGTAGGCACCAGCGGCGGGATGAATAGGTGCTGCTCACACGCCCGCTCTTGCTGGCCCTTGGTGAGCTTCCTGCTCTCGATGCTAACATTGCAATGCCAAGTGCCGTCTGCGCCGGGGGTGCTGTGACTGCAAGTGCGGCAGTTTACTGTAGCCACCTTCTTCTGGTGGCAGTGGGCGTTGAAGTCGCAGAACTTGCAGCCAAAGTATGCCGGGTCTTCACTCAGCTTTGCCGGCGGCTGCGCTGCGCTGATGATACTTGCAGCGCGACCTAGCAGGACGCTGGACGCGCTCTCGTTGTGATGGACCCACTCTGTGTAAACGTGGTCTGTGTCTTTATTCACCGCAAAATACAGAGCGCGTTCTAGCTTTAGAAGACGCATATAGATTTGCATCTGCGCGTAGTGCTTGGGCTTGCTGTCTGCAACGCCCTTGGCCTTAACATCTGCCCATGACTTTGCGTTATGGGTCTTGATCTCGACAACAGCCCAAGTCTTTGGTGCCTCGGGCAGACCTTGGGCGATGGCATCAACGCTGCCGCCAAAGTGGCCTGTCTTGTCCCGGCATTTGATCTGCTGCCCGTCCTGGTGGGTATGCAGTTCAACGCCTATGCCGCGAAGCTCCTCGAACACGCGGGCCTCCTCGCGGGTGCCGGTGTCAAACAGCCGTAGGATGCGCCCCTCAAACTGAGGGAGCGCGACCCAGCGGAAGGTCTGCCAGAGATAGCGATCACACTCAGAGCCAATAATGCTGGCTCCCAGGTGTTTGCGATGAGACTGTGGCTTTGCTGCGTACCACTTGTATATCTCCGCCGTGGTGGAGTTTTGGCGCTCTGGCAGGTTCATGGCCTACCGCTCCCAGGGTTTCTTGGCTGCGACGGAAGGCGCTGGTTTAGATGACTTACCGCCGCCGATCTTAGTGTAGCTTTCGATGCGGTTTCTCGTCTCGTCCTTGCGATCAATGTCTACGCTGACCAAGACCGGGATGTCGTGTAGCTGCTCTGTCTGCTGCATCTTATGCGTCAGACCAACGGCAGCGCACAGGCGATCAAGCTGCTCCTTAGCAATCTCCTCGGCTTTCTTCGAGGGATTGCTGACGTTCAGCCTGTCCCACAAGCGCCTCCCAGCGGCAGGACCGTCAACGACCTGGAAAGTGACTTCAAGGTATTCGCCGGTTCCAGCTTTTGTTTCTTTGATCTTCGTGTCGATCACGATGCACTCGTAATCTCCGCGAGGAAGCGGCTCAAACTTGCTGGTCTGGTTAGGATCACGTTCCTTGGCTTCGCCAATCTCATAATCAAATTGCGGCATCGTTTTATTCCTTCTTGGGTTTGATGGCTTCGGCAAACGCAGCCCAATCAAGCGGGATGCTTTCGGGTAGCGAGTAGCGGTTCTTTGCCATATACGCGGGGCGCTCACTGGTGAACAACATGCGTTCACCGCTACTTACACCGCGAGATACAGTCTTGTTAAAACCAACGTCTGACTGCTTCACGATGGTCTTATAATTCGCAAACAACACGGCATCCGCCCACTCGCGGATTAGGCTTCCGCTGCGCTCCTGTAGCTTGGGCTGATACCTATCGTAAGGCTCAGTCTCTGGGCTATCGAAACGCTTTATCATTGTGTGCGCGATTAAGATCACGTTCATGCCATGCTTGGTTCTCAAGGCATCAAACGCGGTGACGATGGTGCGCCACTTGTCGGCGGCGATAGATGCGCCCTTGCCGTATGCCAAATCCTTGGCATCATGCTTGGCTTCCATCTCCTGCCAGATCATAGCCTCCAGCCAATCAAGGCTGTCTAACACGACTGTCTTGTAGTCGTGCTTCTCCTCGTAGAGCGTAGTGATTGCAGACATGACACTGGCAACAGTCTTTGCCAGCGGGAAATGCTGCACTGGCAACGATCCCAGGCCGTCTTCTGTCAGGATGAAGATGGGCTTGGGTGAGTATGCCGCCATAGTGCTCTTCCCTATGCCCTCTACCCCATACAACATTACGCGGGGCGCAAGCGCAGCATCGTTTCTACTAATAGATTTAAGATCAAACGCCATCTTCCACCTCAATCTGGACATATACTTTTGCGGGTTTTACAGTGATAGCTGTTGCGATGTGACGCCACAGGTCAGGTCGTTCTAATCTAATCTGACGCAGCACAGGCTCGTCCTGCTCGATCTTGATCTTGATCGGGCGCATAGGCTCGGGCCATGACATCGTCAAAGCCTGTAGTGCTGCCACATCTGACTTATACGATAGCTTGCCAGTCGTGCTGATGCGCGTTGAGTTGGAAATGGGCGTGGTGGTCTTGCCCTCTTCTTTAGCCGGGAGGAGTTTAAGTATCTCCACCTCTGTCTCTATTCTCCTGGCGTTCGCCGCCGTCTCATCTGCCTTGGCTTGCAGCCAGGTGGCAGCTAGTTCTTGGATTGTTAGCATCGTTTGACCTTTCGTGGTTTGAAAGCGTGTGCTTGTAAAGGGCTGTATAGTTTTTTGCAACATGAATATCGTGTTGCGTTTGCGGAAACACCTTGGCATGATGCGCCCCTCACAGGCAAGAGGCAAAAAATGCCGTTCGTTTTCAGAACTAAAAATAAATGCAACCCCGCTCATCGCGTGATCTCTGCGCTTGGCGGCGTCAGGCCAACATCCCGAATCGTAGATGTTAGCCCTAGTGCCGTTTCGCGGTGGATGCTGCCGAAGTCAAGAGGTGGGACGGGAGGGCGTATCCCGCAGCGGCACTGGCAGACAATCATAAACTACGCCAACAAAAACAAGCTGCATATCAGGCTAACTGATCTGATCTATCTGTCGCAGGTTCGAGCCTAGGGGACTGGCGTGGAGAATAGCGAATTTCTCAGCTTGCTTGCGGGCAAGCTAGACGGTGAGCAGTATTGCTGGGTGTGCAGCTACGCTGGTGATCCTAACAGTCCTGCGGCTGCATGGGACGGCAGGGCGTATCATGGCAAGCCAGCACAAGCGCAGACGATTGACCGCTGCCGCGACCAGAACACCTATGTCTCAACTGCCGTCCTATCAGGGCTAGACGATCAGGCGCGGTTTCGGCGTAGCAAGCTGACATTCTTGCGGCTGGCGGTGCTGGTCGCTGACGATTGCAATCCTGATGATCTCGTTGGGCGCGTCAGTTATGTGATCGAGACCAGTCCCGGCAAGCGGCAGATCGGCGTCTGGCTGGATGCCGACGATCCAGACTGTGTAAACGGTGCGCTGATCGACGCGGTTATGGGCGATATGTCGGCGGCTGGCTTCATGGCTAAAGCTGACATCAGCGGCAACAACCGAGTGCGCTATGTGCGTCTGCCGGTGGGTAGCAACCTAAAGCCTCGCAATAGCGGGCCTTGGGCGGTGCGTCTGGAGCAGAGCAACCCAGAGGCGCGGTATAGCCTTGCTGACGCCTGTGCCGTGTTTGGCATCGACCTAGAGCGGGTTCGCGCTGGCATGTCTGCGCCAAAGGTCAGGCAGCACAACGAGAGCGGTTCCGACCATGCAAGCCTTATCGCGCTGCTGACGGCTGATGATGTGGATGATCGGTCTTACCATGACCCGCTGCTGAAGCTGACAGGCAAGCTGGTCGCGGGCGGGCTGCATCCCGGCGCGGTAGTCGAGCATGTGCGTGGCATAATGATGGCCCATAGGCCAGATACCGAAGCTGAGTTAGCGCGGTGGCGGTCTAGGTATGACGAGATACCCCGCATGGTTGCGGGCGCGGAGCGTCACAAGCAGCGCGTTGATGCTGCGGCAGAGGATGTGATCCCCTCCTCTACTCCTGCGACGGCAGGGCTGCTTCTGACGCTCACCCAGTTAGAGGAGGCTGCGAAGTCGGTGCGCTGGTGCGTCAAGGCGCTGATCCCGGCTGATAGCATGGGCATCCTGTTTGGGGCCAGTGGCACGTTCAAGAGCTTTTTGGCGCTCGATCTGTGTTTGCACTTGGCGCACGACATGGCGTGGTGTGGGCGCAAGACCAATGCCGGCGGCGTGGTCTATGTCGCGGCGGAGGGCGGTGCTGGTATCTCGCGGCGTGTCAGTGCTTGGCATAAACAAAACAAGCGGATGTTGGCGACGAACTTTGCGGTGTGCGTCACGCCACTGCTGCTGACTGTCGAGGAGCGGATCGTTGCGCTGCGCGATGCTATCAGTGCGCTGACCTTCAAGCCTAGCCTGATCGTGGTGGATACCTTGTCGCAGACGTTTGCCGGGGACGAGAACAGCGCCAGCGACATTAGCGACTATCTGCGGCTTATCAATTTGCATCTGCGCTCTGCGTTTGGGGCGAGTGTGCTGGTGATCCATCACACGGGACACTCTGCCTCTGAGCGGCCTCGCGGCTCATCTGCCCTGACTGCTAACGTGGACTATCTGCTGGGCGTGTATCGTCCTGACGCGGAGGGCATGTCGGCGCAGTTGGAAGTGCTGAAACAAAAGGACGGCGACAAGCTGCTGGCGCAACACTTCGACCTGACCAAGATCGTGCTGGGACGCGACGAGGACGGCGACGAGGTGAGTAGTCTGGTCGCGGGGTGGTACGATAGCGTGAAGGTCATTAAGGACGCGGTGGGCAAGCTGTCGGTCTATGAGCAGATGGTGATCGACGCGCTGGCTGACGGCTTGGTGCTGCAAGAGGACGAACTGCGGGCGCTGTTTACTGAGGGCAGCGTAGGCACCCAGCGGCAAGCATGGCGCAGGACGATGGACAAGCTGCAACAGCGCCGGCTGATTAAAGCGGCGGGGATCAAGGAGTGGAGGAAGGTATGAGAGACGATCTTCAAGCTATTGCCGCGATGTTCTGTGCCATCGCACTGATTGTGCTTAACACGTTGCTGTTTTGCGCCGCAGCACAATGGGTTGCCGGTGTGGCCTATCGGGCAGGGTTAGTTGGTAACGCAGCGCAGTGGACTATTTTTTTTATGAGCCTGTGCTTGTGCGTAGGCACATTCCTAAGCATCGCTGGGCGCGTGGTAGAGGGGCGCTGGTGGTGGAAGTGATTACTCGCACGACCATACCTCTGTCTGCGTCACTATGTCTGTCGGCGGGCCAGTGTCCACGGTGAACGACTTGTCCTCGAATAGCGTGCGGTTGGTTGGCTGAATTGTCAGGCGTCCATTGTCTAGCTCAATAAAACTGAACTCTTTTTGCTGCTCTGGTGAGCGTGTAAACCCATCGTCTGTAAACGAGGCGGTGAATAGATAATCGCCATAATTGTTCCTGGTCTTTACGCGCATTGCGCGGAGATAAGCATATTCGTGAAGTTGGAACTTGTCGGCGTAGCAATCCCATAGCTGGGCGTTTTGGATTGTCCACGGCACTACTGGGCATCTGCGAAACGCAATGGCATGGGGCGGTAGGCTGCGGTAGATAGCGCCACACTCCAGCAGCACATTCAGCCCCCAGGTGCGCCCGTACTGGCTGACCAGGCCGAACCATACTGCTGGCTCGAAGCCTTTGCCGTTGGTGCGGATATGGCTGCTATCGACGTATACGTATTTGTGAAATGGGAGGGAGGCGATCATTTAATCCTCCTGCTTCTATTCATCCTGCGGTGCCATTCATGCGAACAAGTTTCATCCCGTAATTGTTAATGCCAGACGGCATCACAAGGCCATCGCGGAGTTGTGGGTCGTTATCCTTAAATGCGGAATAGTCCACCTCATGGTGCCATCTATTAAACTTCCACGTTACACGCGCAACATCAGGATGTTGTGCCGCTAGGCTTTCAGCGAAGGCCCGCCGATTGTCTCCAGTATTGTAAATTGTGTCGGTGTTGCCGCCTTTCATTTTCATCGTTTCCGCTTTGTCGCCTAAAAACGCATTAAAAAGGATCGTTCCCCACTTGTCTTTAAGGGCGCGTAAAATGATATCGGTGTCCTCATTGTAGCGTCCACGCCAGCGGTAGGGGACGGCGCTGTTTATAAGAGTCATTGAATAAATTCGAGCGTTAAAGCGGAACGGAGCCAAATTGGCAGATGATTTGCGCCGCGCACGAGCAAAACCGAGATGGTTCATTCCGCTAAAAGCAACATTGCTGTAGCGATCAGTAAAATTCTCGACACAACGAAAGATGGTTCCGCTGTCTACAGGTACGGCTGTGTTGCGGTTGAGGCGGTAGAACTGACTAATGTTGTCGTCAATTAACCAGTACCTTTTATGACCCTCTGCAAGCGCGTGATTCCATATCCAATTTCTAACCGGGACAGAACCTTTTTCAAGTTCACTAAGATTTTCGTCCAACCGCAATAGTTTTGACTCCTCAATTACGGCTGCATAATTTGCGTATTCATTTGGCTCAACAACAACGCGGAACGGCACACCTTTTGCAGTTAGGTTTTTTACAGTCAAGCGCGACATCCACCGACCCTTTGACGGAATGTAGATAGGGTACTCAGGATTCATCGACGTACCTGTAATTAGAAGGAGCTAGATGCTTTTCTCGTTTCGGAAACCAAATCCAAGTTGTTTTTCTTGTAATTTTTTGCCCAATCAGGGCCGCAAATCTTTCAACATCTTCCTGCGAATCAAAGCTAATTTTTATTGTCTGAAACGGCTCTATTGCATCCATTTTGAACTCAGGCATCCCTTGCCATGCGCTTTCCCAACTGCGCGGCGCATCTACAATATCAAAGATTGACGCTTGTGGTTCTTTGATCGTCACCTACTCCTCCTGCGGCGAGGCTGCGTCGATCAACACTTCCCAGATCGCAGCCGCTGGCTCCGTGCGTACCGGCATACCAAACAGCGCATCACGCAGCATCTCAGTCGTCGGCACCCGCATCGCCCGAATCGCAGCGCGGGCCGTTTTAATATAATGGGCGCGGCCTTCGTTTGATTGCTGCCATGACTGTTCAACCCACGCGGGGGTGGTGATGTATTCCATAGCCAGTTCCATGAGGACGGCGGATACCCTCGTCTCCATCTCAGTCGGTTCGCGGGTCATGGCTTGTCCTCCTGCTTTGCCTTGTCGCGTTCAGCTTTCTTCCTGGCTCTGCCGGCGCGGGCGGCTTCCATGTTGGTATTGTTCGCGGCGCCTAGCTGGCGATAATACTCTGAGTCGCCGCGCACCTTGCGGCGTCCACGGCGTAGGCCACCCATCGCACCCAGCTTGCTCATGTAGGCGGTGATCTCGATGCGGTCCTGCGGCGTAAGGGTTGCCTCCCACTCGGCGCGGAGGCGGGCTTTTTCTTTTGCGGTCAGATCGTCGTCGTTCATCCTATGATCCTTCGCGGGGTCGTGGCGTTGATGTGGACTGCGACCAGGCGCTGGGCGAGGGTGGGCGGTGCTGGGCGTGTAAACAGGGCGCGGAGGGCGTTAAGTATTTTCGTCATTGGTTTTCTCCCATAAAATGCCGGCGTTGCCGCATGGGCCACCTTGGGCGCGGGCGTCCTGGGTGGTGGTGTCGGGCGGGGCGGTGGGCGCGTGACACTCACCCGCAGAGTGCTGGGGCCAGTGTGCGTGACGGCAGTCGAGGCACATCTGTATTTTCATGGATTTTTGCCTTTTGTCTTTTCTTTGAACGCTTTGATGGCGGCGGCGCGGGCCTCTGGCGTGACGGTGGCCCAGTCGAAATCTGGGGGCGGGCGTCCACGGCGGTATTGCACCTGACCCACCTTCCTCGCGGCTTTGTCGGCGGCTTCGGCGGCAGAGGGCGGGTGGGTTGCCATTGTTTTTTTGCTGCGTTTCATAGGCTGTTTTCCGCGTGTTCAATCATTTTATCCCAGAGGCTGTCGCTGGTTTGAGCGATGTCGAACTGATCTGAGGTGGCTGGCTTGCCGTCTACTTCAAGGGCAATCGTCTCGACCTCGGGCGCTTCGGGCGGCTCGCCTCCGTTCGCATATGACGCACCTCGCTGTGGCGCGGGGGGCGTGTAGAAGTAGGTCAGCTTTATGTGGCTTTCGATTTCTTCGGAAAACTCAAAAGTGGTTTCGAGGATGTGGCTGGTTGTTTTGCTCATGGCGTGGCGACCCAGAGCGCGAAGAACAAGAACGCCAGGGCTATGGCTGCGATGGCGGTGGTGATGTACTGGCGGATCATTTCGCGTCCTCCAGCAACTGCACTAATTTGTTAGCCATGCGTTGATAAGCCGCCGCATCAGCCTTACCAGCCGCCGCATAGGCCGCATCAGCCGCATAAGCCGCACCAGCCGCATCATCCGCCGCATGAGCCGCCGCATAAGCCGCATCAGCCGCCGCATAAGCCGCAGAAGCCGCCGCATAAGCCGCCGCATAAGCCGCCGCACCAGCCGCACCAGCCGCATAAGCCGCCGCATAAGCCGCCGCACCAGCCGCACCAGCCGCATAAGCCGCATAAGCCGCATCAGCCGCCACACGACCAACCGACTCACCGCGCATCAGCGGCAGCAGTACGTCAGCGCATTGTTTTATTGCTGCCGTCACTGCCGCATCGTTTACACGCGGCAAGCCATCGGTCAGTAGCCAGTGCAGCCAGTGCCAACCGACACGCGACAAATCCGCGCCGGGTGTAATCGCTGCACTAAAGCGCATAGGCCAGCGCATCGCGTCGGTGTTCGGCAAGCCTTCAAAAATTGTATCTTCCAACCGCGCCAGCATTTGCGGGATGCCGAGGCGCGTTTCGTATTCTGCGTGATCGTCAGCGTTGCTCGTTGCACCCAAGCTTTGCAGCGTACAGCCGACAGCGCAGCCTTTTCCGTTTTCCCAGTATTGGCCTTTGACCAGCCGATCGGCGTCGGCGTGGGCTTGTAGATCAGCCAGCAGCTTCGATTTAATCGCGGGGTCATTGTGATAGGCGCTCATGGTGGTGGTGTCCTTTTTGTGTTGTTTGAGAGGCTAGAGGGGCGAGCGGGTTGCGTCAAGGGTGGGGTCGATGGCGGCTTGGAGGCGGCGCATTGTCTCGGTTTTGCGGGCGGTGGTGCAGTCGAAGCAGCTTATGACGCGCTTGTGTTCGTCGAGGGTGATCCGCGCACCTTGCGCGAACTGGCGTGAGCAAGAGCAAGTGCCGGCGAAGCGGGCGTTTATGGTGCGGGTCATTGGGTGGCCTGGAGGACGCGGGTGGCTGCGTTGTGGGCGTCGGTGACGGCGGCGAAGAGGGCGTGGAGGGTGGTCTTGGTCATGGTGGCGGGGCCTTTTGTTTGTGTGGTTTGTCGGGTTAGTGAGGGGAAATTATTTGAGCGGCTTGCGCCTGTCAAGCGGGATAATGAGGGGGTGTTTTGGGTGAGGTAGTTTGTAGTCGAAAGCATCGAAATGGGTGCAAGTTAGGGCCGGTTTTGTTGGGCTAGATGCAAACGCTTCAAGACGTTGAGGCACGTTGAAGCAAACGTTGAAGCAACACTTAGGCCCGGTTTTGCTGGGTAAGTGTGCGTTTTGGGCTGTTTTCGTGTTTTGACGTTGAGGCAGTTTGCTTCAACGCTTGCGCCTGTTACTTTTAAAACGCTTCAACGGTTGAGGCTGAGTGAGTGGTTTGGAGGCTAGGGTTTCCGCCGTTTTTTATGGAGGCGCTTCAATCGTTGAGGCAGTGTTTTTTCGGTGCCCAAATAATGAGGCTTTCTTCCCCCCCCCGTAGGGGGGAAGCCTCAAGGGTGAAGCGTTTGGATATGCACCTTGGGGCCGTGCACCTTGTGGCCATGCACCTTGCGCACCTTGCCGGCGGGCCTGGTGCGGCGGGCCTGGGGCCGGCGGGCCTGGGGCTTGGGAGGGAGGAGGGAGGTTAGGCTTCGATCTTCTTGGCTGTTCCGCCATGTCGCTCCGCATACGCCTCAGCGCGAGCTTTGGTTATGCCGAACATGCGCTGCGACATATGTTGGCCGATCCATTGCCAGTCTTGCGGCTCAGTTTGCATCGTGGCAGCGATAAAGCGAAAGTGTTCTAATGTTGCATGGTTCATTGTTTCAATCTTTCCTGGTTCAAGGCGGGTTACGCGGCGTTAATGCTTCCGCCGCAATGGCAGGTGGGGAGACCGGCATCGACATTTTTTTGAGCTGTGCGGCATGACCAGCCGCAATCATCGCAGGTAAGCTTAATCATGCGGGTGCCCTGTTTCTTGCGACCAGACAGCGCCGTGTTCAAGGCCGCGTGGGGGTATTCGCCGAGGCTATCGGCAAGGGCTTGCAGGTCTTTGATAAGGGCCGGGCCAGGGACCGTGGCGGTCATCTTGCCGGTGAGGCCGAGGGAAAGGGCAACGCGTTTAAACGCGCCCTTGTGACCGCATTCCAGGCCGACGGCGGCGTGGATCAATTCGTGGAGCAGGATGGCGAGAACGTCGACGGCGTTTGATTGGCTGGGGCAGATAAATATTTCGGTGGTGTTGTCGGCGCTGGCGAGGTTTGACCAGCATTCGCCGATCCGCTTAAACTTGCCGCCTTTGCCGCCGGCAGGGATACCGACCGAGGCGCGAACGGCGGGAAGTGGGAAGCCCCGCGCGATGAAGAGAGGCGCGAAACGCTCGACGGCGGATTGAAGGTATGTTTCACGGGTTTGCATGGTTTGATCCTTTTTGCGTGGTTTCTGTGTCGCGCATTATATATAGGGCAAGGCGCTTGCGTCTGTGAAGAGGGAAAATGGGGGTTGTGGAAAATAGTTTTAATGAGTAAATATTAGGCATGAAAACGGCGCAAGCGAACGGAAACGGGAAAGTCAGACGCCCCGAGGGGCTGAACCGGCTTGTCATTCCCGCGCCTTTGGGCAAACCTCCCGGTGCACAGGCTCTGACAACGCGAGACATTAAACGCGCTATACATGACGCGGCTGTGGACTGCCGGCCCGGCGGCTTTGCGGAATATCTCATAGAATTGTCACGCTCTGACGTAGCTTCTGACCGCGCCACGTTCGCCGGCTGCGTCCTCCGCCTATTGCCGCCCGTCCAGGCCCAGGCCGGCGGGCCGCCGATCACCATCAACCTCGGCTGGCTCACCGGGCGGGCCGTCGCCGGCAGCGCTCATGTCACGCTCGATCAGCCCGCGCCCGCTCCCGCCGACGCGGGGGATGGGCAGGGGGATGGGCTAGAGTGACGGGCCATTGGCAAGGCATTGATAAGCCTAGGCTTTCTGCCCGAGTGTGGCGGAGAGGGTATCCGCCACTCGGCCCTGCCCAGGCGAAACAGACCCCCCACCCCCCCGAAAACGGCAGGGCGGGGGGCCTCGGTGCCGGTACCCCCTCCCCCCCATCGCCAATCCCGTTTTTATTTTTTTCATAAAAAGGAACTCACATGCGCCCTTTGCTCACCGTCGCGGCCTTAGTCGCGCTGCTGCCCCCCCTGGCCCACGCGACCACCATTCAGGTCTGCGACGGTGAGTTCGCTCTTTGCGCCGCAAGTCCCACGACTGCGGTCCCAGGCCAGACGATCAACGTCAACGGCAAGACGTTTCCTCTTGGCACTTCAGTCTGCCCCGTCCTCAAAGGCCCCGCGCTCGCCGACATGGAGCTAATGAACAATTCATGCGCCGCCCCAGCCCCCGGCAAGGTCTGGAGCTTGTTCCAGCCCCGCAAGCAATTCCCCCAAGCTCCGACCTGGTCAACGCAGCCCGCCGCGTTTAGGAAGTTCACCACCACCGCAACGCCCACTGGCGGCATGTCAAACATGTTCAGCTTCCCCTGCACAATACGCCCCAACCCCATCAACGGCACAAAGCTTGCCGACTGCTACGGCCCGATGAACGAAAGCCCCACAGGAACAGCCGTTCCCGCTGGCACAGAAGTTATGACGCAAAGCCCTGCCGGCGCAGCTAACCCTGTTGGTGGCCCGACGCCGTGAACTGGGGCGACATACTTAAAGCGATTATCCCTGTAGTCGTCGCGTCAATTGCGTGGCTGCTGGGCGAAGTAAATGGCATGGGCATCCGCATGACCAAGATTGAGGGTCAGATGCCAATGTTGATTACACCGCAAGGCATCCCTACCGACAGCCCTTTATCTGCTGATGCGCGGCACAAGATGCGTGAGGAAATATTCACGCAGATGAACGATATGAACGTCAGATTGAGGCTGATGGAAGAGCGTCAAAAGCAACTTAAATAGCAAAAGCACACCCCACAAAACATGGACATAAATGAATACATCCCGCGTTCTGTCTTTCTTCCGCTTCATACGCGCAAGAAGCGTTGGGCTGTGGTTATTGCTCACAGGCGCTGCGGCAAGACTGTGGCGATGTGCGCTGACTTGGTCATTGGCGCGATGGAATCCGACTTGCCCAAGCCGCAGTTTGCCTACCTCGCGCCCTTCCGCGAGCAAGCCAAGAAAGTCGCGTGGAACTACCTCAAAGAGCTTACCAAACCGCTCCAAGCCAAGCCCCCGAACGAATCTGAATTAAAGATCACCATCAAAAACGGTTTCGGCAACGAATCCACGATCTACGTTGGCGGCGCTGATCTCCCCGATAATTATCGAGGCATGTACTTCGATGGCGTAGTGCTAGACGAAGTGGGCCACATACGCCCCAGCGCCTGGTACTCGGTCCTACGCCCCGCGCTGTCAGACCGCCGTGGTTGGGCAATCTTCGCCGGCACTCCCAGCGGCAAGAACTTCTTTTGGCAGATGCGCGAAGAGGCGCGACTAAACCCTGACACGCACATGATGATGGAGTTGCCTGCGTCAAAGACTGACATCCTGCACCCTGACGAGCTAAGAGACGCCCGCGCTCAGATGACGGAAGAAACCTATCTTACGGAGTATGAAATATCATTCGACGCCGCCATCCCCGGCGCGTATTTCGCCAAGCAGATCGGGCAAGCCTACGAAGACAAACGCGTAGGCAGCTTCCCCACAGACCAGGAGTTCACCACAGACCTGGTCGCTGACCTTGGGTTTACGGATAGTTGCAGTTGGTGGGGTTGGCAAACAACGCCAGACGGCTACAAGATCACCGACTTTTACGAGAACGATAACCAGCCCATATCCCACTACATTGACTGGATTAAGTCCCGCCCGTACAAGGTTGGCACTGTATGGCTACCACATGACGCAAAAGCAAAGTCACTACAGACCGGCAAGTCAATCATCGAGCAGTTCCTAAAAGCTGGCATAACCCCGCGAATAGTAACGGATTTGTCGCTGCAAGACGGCATCGAGTCAGCCCGCCTGATTCTGCCCAAGTGCTACTTTGATGAAACCGGCACTTATGACGGCGTTGAGCATCTTAGAGCTTACATGCGCGAGTGGGATGAGCGCACTCAGACTTACCGCAGCCGCCCAAAGCACGACCAGCACAGCCACGCCTCGGATGCGTTCAGATACTTAGCCATTGCCGCCCAGCCAGTTGCTAAACAGGCACCAAAGGGCGTAAAAAAGATTAAATTGGCAATCGAAGGTGCAAACTACACTTTTGCCCTTGACGATATTTGGGACTGTCAGAACACACAGGGTGGGCGGTTAGGCTAATGGAAAATCAAAACAAGATTGAGTCAAACAGCGACTTTGCCAACACGCCCGCTGGCATGGCCCAACGCTGGGATACCGAAATTACGGCATCCAAGAAAGAGCTAAAGAAGTGGCACGACGACGCCATCAAGATTACGAGGCGATACCTAGACCGGCGCGATGACTTTGGACGCGACGAAAGCCGCGTAAACCTATTCTGGTCAAGCATGAAGGTCTTACTTAGCCTTCTCTACGCCCGCCCGCCAAAAGCCTCAGTAGCGCGATCATTCTTGGACGCAGACGACGACCAGGCCCGCGTTGCCGGCGTTATCATGCAGCGCCTACTTAACAGATCGTTCGACGACAACATTTCCAACTGGGACAGTTCAATACGTCAGGGCATCGAGGACTGGCTGATTGTCGGCATGGGCCAATGCTGGCTCAGATACGAGGTGGAGACGCAAGAAGAACCCATGCCCCCAACCATCGACCCCATGACCGGCATGGAAGTTGATACGGGCGAGACATTTGAGCGCATTACCAACGAAGATGCGCCGCTTGATTACATCTACTGGCAGGATTTCTTCTATTCGCCCGCACGCACTTGGGACGAAGTACGCTGGGTAGCGCGGCGTGTAGCTATGACCCGCGATCAGCTTATTGCCCGCTTTGGCGAGGAGATCGGCAAGACCGTTGCGCTGGGTACGCAGTCTGGCACCTCGGATATGCGCCTAAACAACGAAGCCCCCAAGTATGATCCCTGGTCTAAGGCTGAAGTCTTTGAGATTTGGGATAAGACCAGCAAGATGGTCTATTGGATGGCAAAAGGCTCTGATGTTATCCTCGACTACAAGGAAGACCCGCTGCAACTAGACGGCTTTTTCCCCTGCCCCAAGCCGCTGGCGGCAAACCTTACCTCGAGCAACTTCCTCCCGCGCCCCGATTACATTTTTGCGCAGGATCAGTTTAACGAGCTTGACGAGATTAACACCCGCATCACCTGGCTGACCCGCGCAGCCAAGGTCGTAGGCGTCTACGACAGAAACGCCGAGGGCATCCAGCGTATGTTCTCACAAGCGGCAGAAAACCAGCTTATTCCTGTAGACAACTGGGCCATGTTCTCTGAGGCCGGCGGCGTTAAAGGCAAAGTGGACTGGGTGCCGATCGAGCAAGTGGTCAACGCCATCGATCACCTGCGCCAATACCGCGCCGACAAGACGCAGCAGATATACGAGGTCTTAGGCATCTCCGACATCATGCGCGGCTCATCGAAGGCGTCAGAAACCGCCACCGCGCAGCAGATCAAGGCGCAGTTTGGTTCGACCCGCATCCAGCTAAACCAGTTCTACATTGCCGAATGGATCACTAACCTACTGCGCATAAAAGCTGAGATCATCTCAAAGCATTTCCAGCCTGAGACCATTGCCACGCGCTCAAACATCATGCGTACGGCAGATGCTCAATATGCCGAACAGGCTATTCAGCTTATCAAAGACGAAAACCTGGCTGAGTACCGTGTAAACGTCGAAGCCGACAGCATGGCTGCGATGGACTGGTCTGCCGAGCGCGACAGTGCCACGCAGTTCCTGTCTGGCCTGGGCGCGTTTGTCAGCCAAGTCGCGCCACTTGGTCAGATGATGCCGCAAGCGGTGCCTTACATGCTGAAACTGTTGCAGTGGTCTGTCAGCAAGTTCCGCGTCTCGACTGACATCGAGGGCGTCCTCGATCAAGCCATTGCACAGATGCAGCAAGCCGGTATGCAGCCGCCGCCGCCAAACCCCATGCAGATTGCCGAGGTCGAGAACAAGAAGGCCCAGGCCGCAGAGCGTCAGGCTAACGCGCAAGGCACAAACGTCGATACGCAGGGCAAGGTCTTGCAGATGAACGCGATGATGCGCCAAGCAATGCAGCCCAATCCCGGTCTTCCCCCCATCACAGGACAATAGTCATGCAAGCCAAGATGCAGATTTACGCTGAAATCCTGCGCCAGATCGGGCGTATGCCCAACGACTACAAAGAACCCGACATGGAAGACATGGGCGAGATGGAAGAGCCAGAGGGCCACCATTACGAAAGCCCAGAATACGAAGCCGCCGAAGAGAAAGGCGCAAAGATGGTCTTAGGCAAGAAGGCCGAGGAAGTTCGTACAAAAGGCGAGAAGAAAGAAAGATAAAGCAATGCCGCGCTACAAATACGACGAAAAGACCAAAAAGGTCATAGAGATCACCACGGAACGCAAAGCAAAACGCACAAACTCAGACCGCGCACTTTGGAACGATGCGCACTACGACGGCGCAAGAACGACTGACGGCAAAGACATAAGCAGCCGCAAGAAGCACCGCCAATACATGAAAGACAATAACCTAACGACCAGCGACGACTATACGAACGAATGGAAAGCCGCAGCAAAAGAACGAGAACACTACAAAGCAAACGGCGGCACAGTCACAAAAGACGACATTCGCAGAGCCATCCACCAGCTAGAAAGTCAAAACAATGGAAAATGAACCATCACTCCGCGAGTCAATTGAAGCCGCGATGCCAGAAGAAGATGATGCCGTTGAGACGGTAGTAGACAATACGCCGGCACCAGAACCCGCTGAGAAAGAAGAAACGCAGCCAGAGCGCCCGCAATTACGCTCTACCGAAGCCAAGCCCACCGAAGCCAAGACGCTCGAAGCCAAGACTGACGAAGCCACCGGCATCCAGCCTGGGCCTAAGTCTTCGCCCAAAGCCGACAGCCGCGCCCCGGCCTCCTGGCACCCCGAGACACGCGAGCATTGGGCTGCGTTGCCTGAGTCTGTTCGCACAGAGGTAGCTCGCCGCGAACGCGAAGTGCAGACCACGCTGAAAGAGACTGCCGAGGCCCGCAAGTACGCAGAGCAGATCGAGCGCACAATCGCGCCATACCAGATGTTCATCAAAGCCGAGAACAGCAACCCGCTCCAGGCAATTGATAACTTGATGTCCACCGCCGCCCGTTTAAGGACGGGTTCTTCGCAGGATATAGCGCAGTTGGTGTCTGGCCTGGTTAAGCAGTTCGGCGTCGGGCGCTTTGGGCAGAGCTTCATTGAGCAGCTAGACAGCGCCTTGGTGGGCGAAATACCCCGCGTTGACGCACAGCAGCAGCAGCTACAAATGGCTATGCAGCAGCAACTGGCTCCGATTCAGCAGTTTATGAGCCAGCACCAGAACGCACAGGCGCAAGCGCAGCAGAACATAACCCGGCAAGCCGAGGGCGAAGTGCTGGATTTCATGGAGAAAGCTGAGTTTGCCGAAGATGTGCGCGAGGATATGGCTGATCTGATGGAAATGGCCCAGCGCCGGGGCCGCGATCTGTCGTTGAATGACGCCTACCGCCAGGCTTGCGCCGGCAATGAGCATGTTCGCAGCGTCTTAGGATCGCGCCAGAAGGCACAAGGCGCACAGAAGCTCACAGGCGCTGCACAGAAGGCTAGGTCAGCGGCTGTTAGCGTCAGTGGCGCACCGGCAATGGGAGCGCCCCAGCAGGGCGCTATTGACGTTAGAAGTGCTATTGAAGCGGCTATTGCTAGCCATAGTCGTTGATGTTAAGTGTGCTATAATAGCTTACGGCACTTTTGAGGTTGTTTTTGGGTAAAGCTGGACGTTTGCTAAACGAAGCACCATCCCTTGCGGAACGCGGCGTTAAGTAAACACCACCAGCCAAGTCTGTTAACGATTAAAATTGTGTCGTAAGAACGTGCAGCGAATAACGCCACGGAGAGCCAAGGCTCCCACCGTTGTATCGTCGCGGTCACTGTGCCATCGAGCCTAGCTCGAACATGAGGCGACCACATTAGTTCCGCTGCAAGGAACAACGTGTGTCACGCGGAACAAGCATGTTTCGTGAACCCTTACCTCATGGAGAATTAAAATGGCTTTCCCGAATACCACTGACATTGTGGCAACCACGATTCAGTCTCGTAGTCGCGCTATTGCCGACAACGTGACCAAGAACAACGCCCTGCTTGCCAAGCTCAACATGCGCGGCAACATCAAGCCCATCTCGGGCGGTAACGTCATCTTGCAGGAACTGAGCTACGCGCAGAACGCCAACGGCGCGTTCTACAGCGGCTATGACTTGCTGCCCGTTGCGGCGGCTGATGTCATCAGCGCGGCTGAGTTCAACATTAAGCAGCTTGCTTGCCCTGTCGTGATCTCTGGCCTTGAAATGCTGCAAAACAGCGGCAAAGAAGCGTTCATCGACTTGCTCGAAGGCCGCATCAACGTAGCCGAAAGCACGATGTCGAACCTCCTGGCGCAGTCGATCTACTCCGACGGCACCGGCACTGGCGGTAAGGAAGTCACCGGCTTGAACGCCGCTGTGCCTTCTGACCCGACCACCGGCACCTACGGCGGCATCAACCGCGCCACTTGGGCGTTCTGGCGTTCGCAGCTTTATGACTTCAGCGCCGCGTCAGTCACTCCGTCTGCGACAACCATCCAGGCCGCGATGAACTCCATGTGGTCCAGCCAGGTTCGTGGTTCTGATCGCCCTGACTTGATTGTCTCGGATAGCATTTACTGGACCTACTTCATGACCTCGCTCCAGGCCATTCAGCGTTTTACGACGCCTGAAACTGGTTCGCTTGGTTTCCCGACGATTAAATTCATGGATGCAGACGTTGTTCTTGACGGCGGCATCGGCGGCTACATCGGCTCCTCGCTGATGTTCTCGCTGAACACCAAATACATTTTCCTGCGCCCGCACAAGGACAGGAACATGGTCGCTCTCAGCCCGAACAAGCGTTACTCGGTCAACCAAGACGCGGAAGTCCAAATCCTTGGCTGGGCGGGCAACCTCACTAGCTCTGGCGCTCAGTTCCAGGGTCGCATTCAAGCCTAAGTAGCCGTGGTGGCTCACCTCGCCTTGGCGGGCTTGGTGAGTCCCATGACCGCCAAGGCATTTTTTAACTAGGAGAGATCAAAATGGC